GGGCCGCTGCGCCATACGGGTCGGGCAGCGTGTTGCCGGCCGGCACGTCCATGAGGATGAACGGCGTCAGGATGACGTCCAAACCGCGCGCCTTCAGATCGGCGATTGCCGCGACCACAGTCTGATCGGACGGCGTGCCGCCATAGGCCGGCCGTCCCTCGCGCGTGGAAACGACATGCGCGGTTGCCCGCGTCACCCCCGCCACCGACCAAGTCAACGGCTCGGTCGTCTTGGCGCTTCTCTCGACGCCCGGCTTCAGGAGACACTCCCCAGCGCGCAGATCGGTCCCGAACCAGCTGACGACGAGCGACACCGCCGTCGCGTTGGGTAGCGCCGCCTGCATCTGGTCGAGCGCCACCTGCCAATCGGTTTCGCCCGCGAGCGTATGCACGTTCTCCGCCTCGGACCGCCCGAGCCCGAACGTCTGCGTCACCGGCTCGGTCGCGTAGACGAACTCGCCCGATCCCGGGATCAGCACGACGCCACGGATGCGTTCACCGAAGTCCTCGACAGCCCGATAGACCTCGAAGGAGAGCTGGGGAATGCGGTTGCCGAAGTCGGCCAGCTCCAGATCCTGAAAGACGATGTAGGCCGTGCCGCGAAACGCCGGCGCAGCGTCGCTGCCCAGGATCGCGCCGATCAGCGTGTCGGCCGCCTGATCTTCGCTGCCGACGTGAAGCCGCGTCACGAGCCGCGTCAGATCGAGTTCGCGGCCATCCGCCCAGACCCGCCCGATGCCGCCGATTTCGCCCTCGCAAAGCGCCACCGCGAAGCTGGCCGAATAGCGATACTCGACGCTTCTTGACGCGCCGCCGGTCGTCACGCCCTTGCCTCCCCCCGACGACGAGGTGACGCGCGTTTCCTTGATCTCATCGGCCCAGATCACCTGCCCGCCCACACGCACGCGGCCGTAGATGCGCGGGATCGCGGCTCCCTCCGTCGAGGCCGTCAGATGCACCTTCTGCAGGCGTGGACCTTCCACGACGCGGCCGCCCGCGCCGAACAGCGCATTGTCGACATAGGAGCCGGCGAGCGCGCCCAGCTGTGATCCCAGCGCCGCCCCGGAAAGGGTCGCACCCAGCAGACTGAGCCCGCCGGGCAGCAGTGCGCCGCCCGCCGCGGCCCCGACGGCGGCCAATGCCAGTGTCGCCATGTGTCGAAGTCCTCGTTCAGAGCGGGAAGCGGAAAACGCCGGCGATGCGCCGCCGCCACCATGCCGACAGCGCGACCTCGGAGGCGGGGGTTCCTTCCATCGCGTGGATCATGCTGCCGGAGGTCGCGAGGATCGCCGCATGCTTGGCGATCGTGCCCGGCCGAAGCCGGAACACAAGAACGTCGCCGGGCCGTGCCTTATCGCGCGCCACGGCGATGAGATTGCGCGCCGCCGCCTCGAGCAGCGTCTCGCGTGCATTCGTTTCGCCCCAGTCGCGCGAATAGGCGGGTGCCGCTTCCGGTTCGCAGCCCATCACCTCGCGATAGACACCGCGTACCAGGCCCAGGCAGTCGGCCCCCGCGCCCTTGACACTCGCCTGATGATGATAGGGCGTGCCGAGCCAGCTGCGTGCCACGTCCACGATGGCGCCGACCCTCGCCTCTTCCACTTCGGTCATGAGCATTCAGTTCGCCTTGTGTCCGGGGCGCGAAACGGCGGTCAGGAAGTCGTTGCCGGGCATGTGCGGGAAGCCGCGAAAGTTGGCGATGTTGGCAAACTTCGCGCGGCAGGTCCGATGGCTCTTGTCGCAACCGGCGCTCACCGTGAACGTCATGCCGACCGTGAGCGGCTGGCGGACCGGCTGCCAAAGATCGACCGTCGTGACGCCAGCGACCTGCGCATGCGCCCGCACCTCGATCTTCTGTCCGCTCGCGGCGCCCGACAGAAACGTCACGAGGCCGCGCGTGAACCAATCTGTTGCGAAGCCGTCCAGGCCCGTCGCGGTGAAGCGCCGGTCGGACAGCACGGTGGCCACCGTTCCGCTGCCGGTGTAGGTGCCCCCGGCCAACACCACGCCGCAGCGCTGATCGCCCACGTCGGCATCGCAGGTGTACTGGAATACGCGACCCTTCGGCTGCATCAGATAGTGCGACAGCCCCCGCACTTCGGCGGAGAAGGCCGGGCCGCTGCGCTTGACTTCGCCGAGCGTGCCGGCGCGCATCAGAACGCGCTGCACGGGGTCGGCCCAGTTGACGCGGAAGATCTCGACCTCCGCGTCGTCGTAGAGACCGGCGGAGAGATCCGCGTCCGATAAATGGACCGAGGAGAGCGCGCCCGTGATCTCCAGGTTGTCGACGCTGAGACCGAGGCTCTCGCGCACTTCGCTCGCCTCGAAGCCCGCCGCCGCCTCGAAGGTCGTGCCGTCGAAGTTAAGATCGCGGTCGTGGTCGGTGAAGCCTTGCCGGACGCCGTCGCGCCGCGTCAGGCGCCAGCACCAGCACAACGTCGTCGTGCCGCTTTGGAGATGGGCCGCGAGCCCGGGCGGCAGAGTTCTCATCGGCGCACCTCGACGACGGGAATGTTGGGGATGGCGCCGTGCTGGAAGCCCGAAAGCGAGATTTCCAGCCGGTCAGTGTCGAAGCGGACCGGCACGTCGAACTCGAATCCGGCCGTCACGACGGCACCTGCCGCCGGCACATGGCCGGAGAGGAACGTCACGCTGCCCGTCGTCTGATCGATGGTAAAAGCCGTTCCTTCGGGACGTTCCGTCCCCGCCACCGCGACCCGCACGCTGCCGGCCACGGGCTTGCGGATCTCGCGCGTCCACGGTGCAAAGCCCGAACCGTAGGTCTTCACGAGTTGAAAGATCGTGCGCGTTCCATCGCCGGTGCCGAGCACCTGGTCCAACGGCGAAACAGCCGCCTGGGGCGGCGACGATTTCCAGTCGAGGTGGTCGCGCCAGCGAAAGCCGTAGAGCCGCCCGCGCCGTTCCTCGAAGAACGCGATGACGGCGTGGAGATCGTCGAGCGACTTCACGCCGTAGCCCGCGTTGTAGATCCGGCGGCTGTCCGCCCAGCGCGCGTTGCGCTCTTCATGTCCCGATCCCAGCACGACGACATCGGTCCGCCGCTCGGGACCACCTTGGGCGCCGCGTGAAATCGTGGTCGGAAAACGCACCTCGTGGAAGCTCATGGGGCCTCGTCCGCGTTGGATCGATGGGTCAGGTCAAGCGTTGCGCTGCCCGAGCGCCGTGGCCCGCGCCACCATGGCCGCGATCTGGGTCTCGGAGCGGCGGAAACTGTCGGCGTCGGGCGTGGCGACGTTGAAGGTGATCTGCATGCCCCCGCCGCCGCGCGGGGCGGCAACGCCGAGGCGGCCGTCCGGTCCGCGCGACAACGGCAGGATCGCCTCCGCGCCGCGTTCGCCGGCAATCCCCATCCGGCCCGCGCCCAGAGGAAACGCGATCGGACTTTGGATCACGCCCCCCTTGGCGAACGGCACCGGCATCCCGCCTTGGAAAACGCCGCCCTTGGCAAAGCCGAGGCCACCGGACAGCAGTCCGGACACGAAGCCGCCGAAGCCCTGTTCGAGCGGTTTGAACGCCGCCTTCAGGACCAGATCGGAAAGCCGCAGTGCCAGCCCCTTCAAGACCTCGGCGACCGACCGCCCCTTGATGGCGATGCCGTCGAACGCACCGGTCAGCGCGGTCGAGAACTGCCGGCCGAGCGATGCAGCGGTGCGCAACTCGGCCTGCAATGCTGTCGTGTCCGCGTCGATCGCGACCGTCCACGTTTCGACCGTCTCGTCGAATGGCGTCATGCTGGTCTCCCATCATCCGGAAAGCGTCGCATCAGGTCTGCAAGTGCCGCACGCGACGGCGCCTCTGGCCCAGCGGCTCCGCCGAGCCGGCCTCTCAGCGCCGCGTCGAACTCGCGCGGTGTCATGCTCCAGAACACCTGTGGTGCGAGCCCCAGGACGCCGAGGCCCGCTGCCATCACGTCGTCCCAGGGAAAGGGCCGCGGTCCGCACCCGCCTCCGTATCGGCCTTGGCGGAGGCGGAAGCCGGACCAGCGAACGTCGCGTTGAGGAGGCGCGCCACGATCTCGACGAAGCCGGCCGCGCCGTTCTCGCTCGCCATCCGCGCCACCGCGTCGTTGCTCACCTCGTGGCCCGCGCCCCGCAATCCCGCCCCGATGATGCGCACGCAATCGCGTGCCGAGATCCGCCCCTTCTCGAAGCGTGTCGCCAGCGCCAGCATATCCTCGTCGCCGAAGGCCGCTTCCAGCTCGGCGAGCGCGCCGAGCGTCAGGCAGAGACGGAACGGCCGCCCGTCGAGGACGGCCTCGATCTCGCCGCGGTGCAGATTGACCATGACGTCCCTCCTCAGCTGGCCGTGAAGACGACTTCGCCGGCGGACTCGACGCCGATCTCGAAGGCGATTTCGCCGTCGTGACGGCCGGTCAACTCGAACGAGGTGATCTGGAACGGCGCCTCGATGGTGCCGAAGTCGGGCACGACGACCTGCCAATCGCGGATCGTTCCGTTGAACACGTAGCTGCGCACGAGTTCGTCGGAGGCGGCGTCCTTGAAAATGCCCGCGCCCGTCAGGCGCACGGATTTGACCCCGGCCCCCTCCAGCAGTTCGCGCCATTGTCCCGCCGATTCCTGGTGCGTGACGTCCACCGTCTCCGCGTTGAATGCGATGGCGCGCGACCGCAGGCCCGCGATCGTCGTGAAGACGCCCGCGCCCGTACTGTCGACCTTGAGAAGCAGGTCCTTGCCCTTCTGTGCTGCCATGGTGCTGTCTGGTCCCTGTGCGTTGTTGAACGATCAATCGCTGTTCACGGCGCCGGCTCCGTCACGGCCCGGAAGCGCACGAGCCCGCGCGACGTCTCGCCGTCGGCATCGCGTCGCACTTCGGAGAACTCGTGCCTCAGGTTGACGAGCCGCACGCCGCTCATGGCCAGATCCGCGTCGTCGAGAACCGCTTCGACGGCGGCGACGATCTGGTGCACCTCGCGCTCGCCGTTGGCGCGCGACCACACCGCCACCGTCAGCAGGTGCTCATGCCCCTCGTCGGTCCCCGTGCTCCAGTCGCGCACGGTCGTCTCGCCGATCGTGACGTAGGGCAGCGGTGCGCCGCGTGGCACGTCGTTGTAGATGCGCGATCCGCCGATCAGCCCGACCAGCGGGCCATCGGCCTGCAGCCTGGCGAACACGGCTTTCTGCAGTTCCCAGCTCGGACTCGTCATGGATCCTGCTCCTCGATCGCCTTTTCGCGCACCGGCCGCGCCCGGCGGTCCCGGGCTGCAATGGCACGCGCGAGGATCCGCGCGATGCGGCCTCCGGCGCCGGAAAACCCAGGAATTCTGACGATGGGCTTGATCTTCATCCCAGCCGCTCCTCCACGAGACACGTCAGGAAGCGATGGGCCTCGTCCGCGTCGATGACCGATGTGATGTCGAAGATGCGGTCGCCCTTGCGAAACCGCTGGCGCGGGGTCACGTCCCCCCGGTGACGGATGGTGATCGCGTGCGTCACGCGCCCCATGAGCCCGTCCGCCTCCGCCGTCTCGCGGCCCGCGCGCGGTGTGATCGCGGCCCATACCTCGGCGACGGGCGTCCAGGTGACGATTGCCCCACCGCCGCCGTCCGGGGCGCTGACGGATTCCTCGATCACCACCCGGTGACGCATGGTCCCAATCTCGACGCGGCTCATAGGCGGACCACCGCAAAGGACTGCAGGAGTTGGGATACCGCTGGCGGAATCGCCGTCGCGGCGCTGCCGATCTCGATCGGCTCGCGGTTCTCGTACCAGTGCGCGACGAGCAGCTTCAGCGCCTGGCGGATCGGCTCGGGCACGTCGTTTGGATCGGGACCGAATCCCGCCGTGAAGTCGATCTCGATCCCGCCGGCCGCGCGTCCCGGCTGCGGCAATGGACCATCCGACGCCACCAGCCGCGGCGGCAGTCCGGCGCCCTCCAGCACATAGCGGGCCGGATCGAGCACCGCCGATGATCCGTCCGCCGCGCGCAGCCGAACCTCGCTCACCTCCGTCACCGGCCGCATGGGGATCGCGACCGTGCCCCGCACCGGCCAGGCGTCGAGCACCAGCGTCCACTGCTGCGTCGTCAGCGCGAGCCCCAGCGCCGCCTCGATATGCAGGCGGGAGGTGATGATCAGGCTCGACACCAGTGCGTCGTCGGCGGCCGTCTCCAGGCGCAGATGCGCCTTCGCCTCGGTGAGCGACAGCGGCTCCACTGCGGGACCGCTGCGATAAACCAGTGCCATCGCGCCCTCCTCTCTGAGCTCAGCTCCCCGCTAAAACAAAACGGGACCGCCACCGGCCAGCCGGCAACGGTCCCGCAGCATCCGCGCGGGAGGAGGAGCGCCCCGCGCAGGATCTCGTTACCCCTCACGCAATCGCATGCGACGGCGAGAAGGTTTGCTTGTCGTCGAACGTGCGATCAGACCGCGAACTTCATAAGCTTGATCGCATCGAAGTCGCGGATGCCGCCGCCGACGCGCTTGGTCGTGTAGAACAGCACGTAGGGCTTGGAGCTGTAGGGATCGCGCAGCACGCGGATGCCGACGCGGTCGACGATCAGGTAGCCGCTGGCGAAATCGCCGAAGGCGATCGACAGGCTGTCGGCCGCGATGGACGGCATGTCCTCCGCCTCCACCACCGGATAACCGAGCAGGCGCGAGGGCTGCGCCGCATCCCCGGACGGCTGCCAGATGTAGGAGCCGTCGGCATCCTTCATCTTGCGCACGGTGCCGAGCGTCGCCCGGTTCATCACGAAAGAGCCGTTCGCCCGGTACGTGCCCTTCACCGCATAGACGAGGTCGATCAGCTTGTCGGCCTGGTTGGCGGCGGGGAACGCGCCGGCGGCGCCCGAGGTCACGAAGCCGAGGTTGCCCCAGGACCACGAGGCGTTCGCCACCGTCGGATAGGTCAGAAAGCCCTTCGGCTTGTTGACGCCGTCGCCGGTCACGAACGCGGTGCCCTCCTGCTGCGCGAAGGCGACGCGCACCTCTTCCGCCAGCCATGCGTCGATATCGACGGCGCTGTCGTCGAGGATCGACTGCGTCGCCGCCGGCATCGCGTAGAGTTCCATGGTCGGGAAAGAGAGTTCGGCCAGCGCCGGCGTATTGGTCTGCGGCCGCACCGCCGTCTCACCGACCCAGCCTGTCGCAGCTCCCGTGGTGGCGAACGGCACCTTGTAGACCGAGCCCGAGACCTGCCGGATACCGGCGATGGAGCGGATCGGCGACACCGTCTTCAGCGCCGTGTTGACGGCCTGCTCGGTCTCCTTGGGCACCAGGTAGCCGCCATCGGGATCGGAACCGACCGACAGCGCCTTCTGTTCGAGCTTGGTCAGGTTCGCCGTCTCACCCTTGCGGACATAGCCGTCGAATGCCGACTTGTGGGCCAGCGCGGCGGCGGGCTTCATCTCCGTCTCGCCGAGCGGCACGCGCGCCTGCTTCAGCGCCAGCCCGTCCATCGTCTTCTCGATCCGGGCGAGTTTCTCCGCCGTCACGGAATCTTCCGCGCCGCGCCGCTCGATCTCGGCGAGGCGGCGATCGTTCGTCTCCTTGAATGCCTCGAAGGCCTGCATCAGATCGTCGATATCGCGGCTGAGCCCCGCTTTCGTCTCGATGTTTTCCATGTGTCCATGTCCTGTTCAGGAGGTGGCAGACTTGATCAGCTGGGTCATGCGGCGCACCACGGCCGACAACCGCTACAGATCGCTTGTGTCCGGCCCCGCATCCCGCCGGGACTTCAGACCGTTGAACCCGGCACGCATCAGCGCCCGGGCGTCGGAGCGCGTGAACCCGGCTTCCCGCACGAGCCAGCGCTCGAATTGCCGTTCGGTGGGCACGCCGCCGCCGAACGGAGTGGATTTGACGCCGAGCACTCGAGCTCCCGGCATCATGGGAAACGTCACGATGGAGATTTCCCACAGATCCAGATCGAGGATGCGCCGCACGCCACTGCGCGCGTCGCGGCCCGAGCGGCGCGCCTTGAAGCCGATCGAGAGGCCGTCGATGGCACCGGCCCGCATCAGGTAGAGCACGTCACGGGCCTTCTCGACCTCGAGTGTCAGCCGGCCGCGCACCTTGAGGCCCAGCGCATCTTCCTCGACGCGCTCCCAGATCCCGATCGGATGCGCGGGATCGTGCTGAAACAGCATGCGCACGCCGCCCGCGCCGCGCTCCGCCAGGCTCTGGCGGAACGCCCCCGGTTCGATCACGTCGCGCGCCAGGTCCTCGCGGCTGAAGAGGCTCGCGTAGCCTTCGAAAATGCCCGTCGCGTCGGCATCGATGAGGTCGAGCGCGGTGAACTTGAGCTCCGGCGCCTCGCCGGTCTCCTTGCGTTTGGCCATGATCGCTGTCTCCTCAGGCTTCGCCGTCCACCAATTCTGGCGGATAACCGGCCGCCTCGCGCTTCTCGTCGCGGGTCAGGAAACTCGCGCGCTCGAGCCTCGCCCACAGCGCCTCGCGCTCCGGCGACAACGCCTCGACATTGTCGAGATCGGGCTTCAGCACGAGGCCCTGCCCGTAGGCGGGGGCGAGCCACGTCGTCATGGCCTTCGCCGTGCGCTGCGCGAGAGGCAGAACCGTCTGGCGCCAGAACGAGCGCATCGCTTCCTGGTAGTTCGAATAGGTATTGTCGCCGGGGATGCCGAGCAGCATGGGCGGCACGCCGATGGCGAGTGCGATCTCACGCGCGGCCGCGTTTTTGGCCTCGATGAAGTCCATGTCCTTAGGCGACAGGCTGAGCGGCTTCCAGTCCAGCCCGCCTTCGAGCAACAGCGGGCGGCCAGCGTGCCGCGCCCCCTGGAAGTTCGTCTCCAATTCCGACTTCAATCGTTCGAACTGTTCCGCCGACAGCCGTCCGCCGGCCGTCCCGTAGACGAGCGCGCCGGAGGGGCGCGCGGAGTTGTCGAGCAGCGCCTTGTTCCAGCCAGCCGCCGTATTGTGAATGTCGATCGCCGTCGCCGCCGCCTCGATGGGGCTCAGGCCATAGTGATCGTTGACGGGATGAAAGAGCTTCATGTGCAGGATCGGCGACACGGCGCCGCCCGCCGCCTCCACGTCGAAGCGCACCGTGCGGCCGCTGGCTGTGTATTCGAACGCTTCCGGCCAGCCCTCGCGTCCCGGCACCACGCTCATGCGGTCCGGGCGCAGCGCGTGCAGTTCGCGCACGTCGCCGCCGAGCGTTACCGCTTCCGCGTATGCGTTCCCTGACACGAGCAGGTATCCATACCAGCTCTCGAAGAAGTCCGCCGACGTCTGGGCTGGATTGGGCCGCGCCAGCAGATCGAGCAGCGGATGCGTCTCGTGTTCGTGCGGGCCCTCGTAGAGCAGCAGCGGAATGGAGGCCGCTGCCTCCGCCACCATGCGCACCGAGCGATAGACGATCGGGTTCTGCATGAACCCTTCACGCGCGAAAGCTTGATAATCGCGCGGCGTCCACGCCGGCCGGCCCAGCGTTTCGAATGCGATCACCGGACCGGTGCGGCTCGCCTTCTGCTCCACCGCCGGCTGCGATGCCGTCAGCGCGTGCGCCGCCACACCGCGCGGCCCCGCCCACATCGACGCGAGCCTTTCCGTCCATCGGGCCATGATCAATCCTTTGGCTAGTACTCAAACAATCAGCACGCACGCTCGTCGCCTCTCCCCTCGGAGAAGAGGCCGGCGCGACAAGATCCCGACACTCTGGATGGCCGGGCGTGACGTCGATCTCCACAGCCCACCCGCAAACAGGCGAGCAAGCTCCCTGGATGGCTGCCTCACGGGCGGCCATGACGTGAGAAGAGGTTGAGAGAGAGTGCCTCACCCTCGCATCCCCACCTGCCTTGCGTCTCTCACCGTGGCCTCACCCCCAACGTCATGGCCGGGCGTGACCCCGCCCTCCAGAAATCACCCACACTCGGTCGAGCCAGTCCCCTGGATGGCCGCCTCACGGGCGGCCATGACGTTAGTGTGCTTGTTTGCTCTAAAGCGTGCGGATGCCGGGCCGGATCATGGGCGACAGCTTCAGATCGGTCAGCGCCCACACGAGCGCATCGAGCCGATCCGGGCTCTTGCCGTTGACGCGGCCGTCGCCGGTGAACGCCAGCATCTGATCTTCCAGACGCTCGAAGCGGCCGGCGTGGGCGACGCGGCCCTCGGCGTAGAGAGCGGCCACCGGCTCCGCGCGCAGCCACTTGCCCCGCGTCGCCGTCACCTTGCGCACGGGAACCGCCTCATCCATCTGCTTCAGGATGGCGACGACGAGATCGCCGCCCTGATTGGTCTCGGCCACGATGTGGTCGGCCTGGTGGTCGTGGTAGGCGGCCACCGCCGCCCGCGCCCACACGTGCGGCTCGCGCCCCTGCAGGGAGCGGTCCTCCAGAACGTAGGCCCGTCCATCCTCGGCCACGCCCGCCACGACGATGCCGCACGCGTCCGACGTCGCCGTTGCCGTCACCGGCGGATCGACCGCCACGACGACGCGCTGGAGAGGCGGCGCCGCGCCGACCCGATGGGCCTCGATCCAGTCCCGCCGCCAGAGCAGCCCGGCCTCGTCCTCCACAATCTCGCCCATGAGTTCCTGCCGCCCGAGCACCGTGCCACGATAGCGACGCTCCATTTCCTCGACGAACCCCGGCGCCAGATGGGCGGCGTTGTCCATGGTCGCCGCCCGCGCCGTCAGTGTGGCCGTGTCGGCGATCAGCGCTTTGAGAAACGGCAGCGGTCGCGGCGTCGTCGTCACGCAGATGCGCGGCGCTTGTCCCAGTCGCAGCGCGAACTGCAGCATGTCCCACACCGCATCGGGCTCCTTCCACTTCGCGATCTCGTCGCACCAGGCGAACTCGAACTGCGGTCCGCGCAGGCTGTCGGGGCTTTCCGCCGAGAAGACGTGCGCCACCGATCCGTTCGGCCATAGGAGCCGGCCGTTCGTTGCCTCGTACAGCGGCCGTTCGCCGTCGGGATGCACCGCCAGCAGGCCGGAACTCCCCTCGATCATCACGCGGCGCACGTCCGCGTGCGTTTCACCGATCAGCGCGAGACGCCGTGGGCGCTGGTCCATGCCGTCCCACAGGCCGAGCGCCATGGC